AAAAAATATAGTACAAAACTAATGAATAGATATCCTTCAACTCTAATAAGAAAAGAAACTAGCGGGCCAAGATATTTTGGTTCTACTAAGTATCCTCCTATTGACTTTACCATTGAGGATTTTTATATTATATCTATGCAGGGAGATAGATTAGATAATTTAGCAGCTCAGTTTTATGGAGATCCAACTTTATATTGGATACTCCAACAAGCTAATAGTTTAAATAGAGATTCGTTATATCCACCAATTGGTGTTCAAATAAGAGTACCACAAAATCTTGCTCGAATTTTAGATGAATTTAATGCTTTAAATAGTTAAAAAATGTTATGTCAATTTTTAAAGAAACTTTAGAAGATTCCATTCAAACCCAATTACAGGCTAGAACCTTAGTAATAAGTGGTGAAAATAACAATAGAAATCAACTATTACCTTGGTATTTAAGTAAAAATAGCTGGGTAAGAATGACTAGTTTTGTTAATTACACATCAGGAAATCAACTTAAATCTAATGATAGTGGAAGTTTAACTGTAATTCCTGATGGGTCTTACAATGACGCTAAACTTAGTAAAAAATACATTTTAGAAGGAGGTACACTGTACACTAAAACTAATGGAAGTGGCTTAGATGGTATTTTAAGATATGGAGTAGGTACTCCTCAAGCAGCATATGGTGGTAACATTGATGTAAGACCAAACAATTCAGCTGATCCTGATTATTTTAGAACATTTGGTATTAGGCCTATGCCTGGTATTACTGAGATGAGTTTAAGGACCGTAGGAGCTTATGGTAGTTTATTTGAAACAACAGTAAAATTTTATGCTTGGGACATAAACCAGTTAAACGAATTAGAAATTTTGTTTATGAGACCTGGATACTCAGTTCTTTTAGAATGGGGATGGTCTCAATACATAGATTATGATGATAATTTTATACAAAACTTTACTCCTTCTAAAAGAAGAAGTAGTAATTTAACTCAAACTGATATATATCCTACTATTTTTAATGGAACTACAATAAATCCTTTTGAAAATTTAAGTCAAGATGATGTTTATTTAAAGTTAGAAGCTTTACGTAAAAAATATCGCCATAATTACGATGGTATGTTGGGTTATGTAAAGAATTTTAACTGGACTATGATGACTAATGGTGGGTTTGAATGTACAACTACATTGATTTCAATGGGTGAAGCAATCAATACTGTTAAAATGTCATCAAACGTTAATAATCCAAAAACTGGAGGAATAGTAGTAGATGCTACGGGAGCATCTAGTTATGTTTTTGATGATTATGAAAATGTTTTATTAAGTTTAAAAGCTGAAGTAGATAGTAAATACTATCAATATCTTAACAACAATACAGGAGATACTGCCCTACTTGAAAATGAATATAGGGGAAGTTGGGACTATAATTATAACTATGTATCGAAAGATATTATTAAACAAACTGTTTCAAAATATTATCCAACTCAAGCCACTAAAATAGATGTAGCACCTCAAGTACAAGAAGTAGAATTTAAGGAACCTTCAGAAACAGGAAGATACTATGAATATTTAACTTTAGACGTTTGGTTAGCTATTGTAGCTTCTTATTTTAATGTAAAGTCAGACAGTAAAAAAAATTCTACTATTCCTGTACCTTTAGTAAAATTTCAATTGCCTGGAGATAATGATTTGTGTTTAGCATGTAAAGATTCAATTTCAGTTACCCCAGTTATTTGTCAAGTTAAAAATAATGGAGCTTTTAAAGCAGAAATAGCATTTATGTCAACAAGTAATGGTGGAATATATTCACCATCTATAAATGGTATTAATCCTCCTATGTATCAATTTGAAAACGGAAATAAGAATGCTTTAGATGATATTACTTATCAATTTTATGATAATACTTTAAAGGCTGGAAAAATAAAAAATATTTTTGTTAATATTAGTATGTTATTGCAAACATATAAAGACATGAAAAATGCTTCAAATGATGAAGGAGTTATCATGTTAGATTACATAAAAAATGTTTTAAATAAAATATCAAATAGTTTAGGAGGTTTAAATAACTTTGGATTAAGCACTGTAGGTAAAACTCAAAGTACTATGAAAGTAGTAGATTATTTTTACTTAGAAAGTGGATTTAATAGTAAAGTTGATCAAAAATATCAGTTTGACTTATTAGGTTTAGGAAGTATTTGTAGAAATGTAAATATACAAAGCCAAATATTTGAAAATCAAAGTACTATTGTAGCTATAGCTGCTCAAAGTAGAGCCAACTTAGCTGACGTATATAATTCCAGCCAGGTTTATTTAAATGCTGGTTTAGAAGATAGAATAGCTTTAAATAAATGGCAGGGAGATGAACTTGATCAATATAAAGCAAATAAAGATGATGTTTTTTATCAAAAGTTATATAGTTTTATGCTTTATGCTAGAGATTATATTATTGGTAATTTAATTCCTAATAGAAGCGAAAATGATTATAGAATTAAAGTAGAAACGTCGGGTCAAGCAAATCCAAGTACTATTTTAAAACAGTCTATGTTAAAGTATAACAGTGAATTAAATTTTAAAGCATTAATTCCTTTTAAATTAAGGATAACAATAGACGGAATTGGAGGAATTGTAGTAGGACAAATTTTTACAGTAAAACAAAATGTATTACCTAAAAACTACTACGATAAACAATTAGGATTTGTAATTACCCAAATTAACCATAGACTTACTAAAAACGATTGGGAAACTGAGTTAGAAACTCAAATTTGTATTTTAGATCAAGACAGACCATTACTTCAAAATTTTATTAACATAAAAAGAGAAGGATTTGGGATTTTTGTTGCGGTCCAACAAACAAAATCAATCCTATATCCAATTCTTCAAGATTTTTTAATATATCAGTCAACCCGATCTATAATAGGATACATTTATGCTAGTACAAACAACATAGAAAGTGGAGCTAAATTTATTTATGATTATTTATATAATTTTGATCAACAAGATGTTAAGGACTTTTGGATTGATAACCAACCAGAATTTATTGGGTTAGGAACAGGACTAACATCAATAACCCCAGTTCCTGGTGCTAATAAATCATATCAAATGTATGAATTTGAAGCCTTTGTAATTGATTGGATGAAAACTTGGACAAATCAACAACCAGCTAGTGTTTTAAGTGAAACTTTTTCTAGTACTAAAACTTTACAAAACTTATCTGATTTTATAATCAATAAAAATTATATTTCCAATACAGTAGATGAAGAATACAATGGGTTTAAAGATGTGTTAGAAGAAATACAATATTACTTAAATAATCTTAATCCTGAATTTTTTTATCCTGTTGCTAATGCTGCGTCTATTTATTATGATCCCTCACAAAATAAAATAGAAATAATGGGTAACGATAATTCTCTTTTAAATGTCGGAGTTCAAACACCTACCCCAATTTCCCGAAATTTTGTTGTAAATGGGTGGAATATAAATAATTTAAAAAATAGAATTTTTAGTATTACGACCCAAAATCAAACGATACAAAATTTAGCTAGTTTTTATAATTCAAATACTGCTATTGCCAATACAAGACCACTAAATAATTATTTTTCTTCTTGTAGTGATGTAATGTATGGTAAACCAAATTCCCTTATTCTTACTGAAGAAACAGTAAATAATGGAAATGTATTAGGTAACTTTGCATTTGGGATAGATGGTCCAGATGAAAAGATTGATGAAACTTTTGCTAATACCATTTATTGGAATCAAACATATAATGGTGGTAAAGGTATAAGAACAAATCCCCCATCAAAACCAACTGCTGAAATAGTTGATAAACAACAATTATTTTATCGTCCTTATTCACTCAATTAATAATAAATGTATTTACCACCTAGTGTCATATTACCTGAAATTTTTTATACCTATGGGGGTGAGTACTATTATTCAACAACTCCATCTTTTTATGTAGGGTATTATCATAAAGATAAGTATGGTAATGCTTATACAGGTAAAACCCACACCAACGACTCTCAAAAATTAAACCAAACCTTTAATACGTCTTTACCTATTGAAGATTTAGGAATTAACACACTAGCTAATACATACAATAATTTAGATTTAAGTTCTCAAAATTATTTTGGCATGTCTCTGCCATTAAATAATAGTTTACCTCCTACTAGTGATGAATACAATCAAACATACTATACTAGATATATTTTAGAATATAAATTAAGTAGTCAACTTTACATTATAGAAACTAATAAATCAACATTTTTCCAATATTTCAACAGTAACTTTTCAAAATATTTTACTTTTGCTGAAGTACTTTGGAAAATTAGTGGTCCGTTGTATGATGTAAAAGAAAATAATATTTTGATTCAAGGTGGAGTTATTGATTCTAATTTAAAAAGTATTAATGAAGCTAGAAAATTAATACCAGGTATTGAAAATTATTTAAAGGATTTAACTCTTTATTATAAAGAATAATATTTATAACATATAATACTATGAAATATTTACTCAATGAAGAAGTAAAAAAGATGCAGCGTTTAGCGGGTATTGTTCCTTCAAAATCTTTATTTGAAAAATTTATTGATGGAGAAACTGAATATAAAACTCTTAGAGAGTTTATGAGTTCTTTAAATGAAGAAACAACTCAAGCTGCTATAGATGGAGCTAAAGAATACTTAGAAAAATTAGAAGATCAAGGCCAAGGAAATATAGTAGCTGCTGGAGAAAAAGTAGCTAATGCTTTATCTGGGATAGATAGTTTAACTAGAGATACTTTAGGTGCTAAAATTAATACTTTTTTCAAAAGTAAAGGGGAACAAATTAGAAAATCTATTTTTGGTGCTACTATGGCTTTAGTAATATTAGCTAATAGTTTAGGACCTTCAATTCCTGTAGGAAGTAAAAAATATACTGTAAAAACAACAGGAGGTACTGAATTAGTACAAGCTAATAACAAATTAAATAAAACTTTAGAACCTATTGTAGGACCTGATCAAGATGATTTAGATCAAGCATCAAACCAAAACCCAGAATATGATGATACTACAACTAATACTGATTTGCATATTCAACATAAAACCGGAGAATCAGGAATAAATCAACAAGATACTCAACAGATGGATGATTATGCAGATGCTGTTGCTTCAACTGTTTTAGATGACGGTATGGATGTTGATGTTACTGTAAAATCAGGAGTATCTAAAAATGCTGGTAAATTTTCAAACGTATCAAAGAGTGGAGGAAAATTAGACCAAGAAAGAAACGATGAAGCTGAAAAACAAATAACTGATAAACTAAAAAAATCTTTTGAAGATAAAGGAGCAAAAGTAACAAAAACTGGAGATGGATTAAAAGTAGAAAAAAATGGAAAAACTCATACAGTTAAAATTACTAAAAAACTAATAAATTGGTTAAAAAATAAAGTAACATCAGCTAACGATAAAAATCCAACTCAAGCAAGTGAATTTACAGCTAAAGTAACATCAGCTGATACAGAAAAAGTTGTAAAATCTTTTAAATTTTTAGATTTTGTAGAAAATCCTAGATTACCTGGTGAAATTCCTGTCGGAAAAAGAGGAGATGATAGACCAAGACCAACAGGAGATGATAGACCAAGACCAACAGGAGATGATAAGGAACCTGGAGTTGAAAGACCAATTCCCACAGGTGATGCTGATCCTGATGAAGCTAAAAAAATATTTAAAAATAAAAGTTTAAATAGAAACCAAGAAATATTTAGTGTATTAAAAATGGCTAATCCTAACATTAAAGGAGATCCAAATGATACAACTTACAAGTCTTGGGATCCTAATACTAAAAAAGTTGTTATTAGTTTACGTAAAAGTCCTGATACTCTTTTAAAGAAGTTTCAACAAGTAACAGGAATTAACTTAAGTCAAAGACAAAAATCAACAGGATTATTTAAAAGATCTGGAACTTTAGAAAGTATTTCACTAGGAAACATGTTAAGTGAAGCTGCTATTGATAAAACTTTAGCAAGTATTGGTGTTACCGATGATGCTATTAGAAAAAATAAAGTAGAGGTAATGGCTATGTTAATGAACATGTATAATCTTCGCTATGATGATGTAGACAAGTCTAAATTAACCCCAGAAGAACAAAAACAATTAAAAGATATTACTGTATCTGACGAATTAGAAAAACAAATTCAAAAACAACGTCCTGATGTGTCAGTTTTAGAAAAAGACATTGAGTCAAATACATCATTAAAAACAGCTTTAAGTAGAATTAATACTTACGATGAATTTGAAGCTTTAGTTTTAGGAATGGCTGCTTTAGTTAATCCAAACTTTGCTAAACAAAAACAAGACATTAGAACAGCATTAAATTCTTTAGCTAGTAAAGTTAAAGCTATGAAAGAAGAAAGTGATACTCCTTCAGACACAGAAGGAGTTTACAAGATTATTGAAACTTTAAAATTATTAAAAAATCATTTAAATAATATAAACAGTAAAGAAGAATTTGAACAATTAATTTTTGCTTTATTGAAATACATTGATCCAAAAGGTACTATTACTAAAGACACAAGTAAATTAGCAAATGCTATAATTTCTGCCTCTAGTAGAAGTTCATTAAAAGATGCTAGGCCTATAGATTTAGATCAATTAGGAAGATAATAGAGAGGCTTGGTTTTTACCAAGCCTTTTTTTATAGTATTAATAAAGGTTATGCATGCGATCATTGAAACAAAACTACAATTAGACAGACTACAAGAATACTGTGAAGACTCTTGTTTTGTTCAAATCATTCCCGGCAATGATTGTTTTCATCCAAAATTTAACAATATAGTAGCAGTTTATTATCATTGTTTAAACAGTAAAGGTTACATTTTTCCAATTAATCACAGTGAAACATTTAACTTAAATTGGCAAGATGTGTTAGATTTCTTAAATAAACACAAACTTATTTATGTTTTAGACAAAAAATTTCATGATTATTTTTTACCGTCTACTTTAGAAACAACCGACATTCAGTTTAACATTTTAAATAAAACTAATAAAGTTTTTAAAGTTGATGAGTATGATACACCTGCTCATATTCACTTTTACAGAGAACATTACTTTAGAAACAACATTAACAGTATAATCCCAGTTACTAAACACTTAGAAAAATGGGACCATGTTTTTACTAAAATAAAACAACACATAAATTACAGACCAAATACTTGGTTTGACAAAGAATACACCAGTGTTTTTAAAAGAATTGAACAAGAAGGCATTAAAATTAGTCCAACTAAATTCAATCACTTTTTTGAACCTACATTTGAAGACTACAGTATTAACAAAAATAAAATACATACTTCGTACAATCTTTACAACATTACTACAAGACCGAGCAACGCATTTAACAACATTAATTTCGCCGCACTTCCCAAAGAAAACGGCGCGAGAAATGTATTTATTCCCAACAACGATTACTTAATAGAATATGACTTTTCCGCTTACCATCCTTCTCTTATTGGTTCCCTTTTTGATTTTAAGTTTAGTAGTGATCCCTATTCTGACATATCAGAAATACTTGGAGTATCAAAAGAAGAAGCAAAGGAAATTACGTTTAAAAATCTTTACGGAGGAATTAAAGAAGAACACAGAAATAAGGTATATTTTGGACAAGTCAATGGACTAATTAAAAAAATGTGGTTAGTTTACAATCAAGAAGACAGAGTAAAATTAGCAACTGGTCGAATTTTACATAAGTCTGATGAATTAAGTCCAACAAAAATATTTAATTATTACATTCAAAGTTTAGAAACCAAAAGTAATGTAGAATTGGTTGGAAAAGTATTAGACTTTTTAGATACTAAAAAAAGTAAAATAATTCTTTACACATATGATTCTATACTTATAGACTTTAGTAAAGAAGACGGAATTGAAACAGTAACTAAAATAAAAGAATTGTTAGAAAGTACAGGCTATACGACAAAAATGAAGAAAGGACTAGACTATGGTTTATGATATTTCTTCGATATTTATTAGCAGTATTCCCTTTGACATGAAGAATAAGTTACTGTGCTCATTTACAGCCCAAAATCGTTTATTAGATACTATTGCTGGTATAACTTCACGTTATGCTATATTGTACGATAAAATGTTTGTGTTGGAAAGTCCACAAACAACTGAATATATAATTACCTATAATATAGACACAGAAAATTCAATTAGTGAGATACCTGAAAATACTATTTTATTACACAGAAAAAAGGAATCAAATACTTTATATACTATTAATGCTTTAAATACTTTAATTAAAGAACTAAATAATGGTATGTTAGATAACCAATTTAAAGTAAATTGGAATGATTATCAAAATAGTATATTATTAACTCAAGGTCCTGACCTTCGCATTTTAAATACAAAAATTTATAAGATTATTAATATTTAATTGGCTTTTAGTCTTTTATTTATTATATTAGTAGAGAAATAATAAAATTGTTATGGATATTAATCAAATAAAAAATCGCTTAAATTCCCTTCAAAACAAGAAAGGGGGCTCTCAAAACAAAGAAGAAAGAGCAAAAAACTTTTGGAAACCTGCTGTAGGTAAAACACTTATTCGTATCGTTCCTAGTAAGTTTGACAAATCAAATCCTTTTAAAGAGGTTTATTTTCACTATGGTGTAGCTAATCGTTCAATGATTGCTTTAACCAACTTTGGTGAAAAAGATCCTATCGTAGAATTTGCAAGTCAACTTCGTAAGTCATCAGAAAAGGAAAATTGGCAGTTGGCTAAAAAAATCGAACCTAAAATGCGAGTATTTGCTCCAGTTATTGTTAGGGGTGAAGAAGAAAAAGGTGTTCGTTTGTGGGAATTTGGTAAAGAA